GCTGTACTGTCACGATCGACATTGCGGTACCACGCGTTTGCAGAGGTATCGCGATGTCTTTACGTTACGTGCACAGCAGCCTTGGGCTCAGTTTGGCGTTGTCATTCTGTTGGCGTTGATCCTCTTTTGGCGGCCGCTTCTCTACGGAGTTGTTGGTAGCTTGTCTGGGGTCAATCAGTCTACAGTTCGATGTGCTCTTGTGCTTGGGCTTGTGTCTGCCGCGCTTGTGTGGAAGAGGCGTGGTGGCAACTGGTCTCAAGTTGTTGGCCAGTTAGCCCAAACACCTGTTCTTGGAACTCTCCTTGTACTTCTGGTCGGCGCTTCCCTTGTGTCGGGCGCAATGGCGAGCCCTTGTTGTGTGTCAGTTAACGGTTTGGCTGACCCACGACCAGGGGCTTACTATTTGCCTGGCGCAATGGTTGATAAAGTCCAGTATCAATACCCTGTTGGTGTGGTTTTCACTGACTGTGTCCCTGTTGCTATGCAAACCAAGCATAACGACAACATCACTGTGTGCGTGCGCAATCGCCTTATACAGGATGTGCCCGAACCCGATGAAGAATTGTGGAAGGACGTGGATGTTCTACTTGATGGTGTATTACCCAGGAAAAATGTTCACAAAATCCCCGTTCTCCAATGGGTGATGGCTTTCCCTGCAAAGGCTCGCTCACGCCTACTAGATGCTTGGGATTCGCTGGGCAGCGTGAGCCTCAGGCCGTCGGATTTTTACCGCAAGATGTTTCTGAAGAGTGAGTTTCTGCCGAGGCTCGCTCGGTGGGCTGACGAAATCTTTGTTGAAGTTGACCCACGCCCGATATCAGCTATTTGCGATCGTGCGAAGGCTGCGTTGGGCCCATGGATGAAGTCCTTTTCCCACCACTTGGCTAAGATATGGTCGTTTGGGAGTCGCAAGTGTCACCATCGGCGTTGTGTTCAGGACGGTGAAATATTCCGTTCGAGGATAGTGTACGCTGCTGGCATGACCCCTGAGCTGATCGGGTCTTGGTACAAGTTCTGGACAACTTACCTTGGCCAGTTTGGTGAGGTACGGGCATTCATGGATGATTTCTCGCGGTTCGATTCTACGGTACAGGCTTGTGCTCTCCGGTCTGAACGCAGACAGTACAAGAGGTTCGGTGCTCGTGGTCGTGTCATGCAGACTTTGAAGGCTCAGGCTGACACTCGTGGGTTTGTGATGTGCTCAACTGATGAGATTGCTGGGGAGTATGTCGTCGATGGCACCAGGAAATCGGGCGACACCAACACGTCCTGCGGTAACGCAATTTTGAATGTTGGTGCCCACCTTTTGGCTTTCGAGCGGGCTCGGGTCGATGAGTTTGCTCTGATTGTCATGGGTGATGATGCCCTCGCTCTTGTTGTCACCGACAATGACACGCTCCCTGACATCGCCCGTCAGACCGCCCTCCAGTTGGGCTTCAAGGCTAAGCCGAAGTTGGCACCGGTCGAGGATGCTGAGTTTTGTTCTCACCTCTTCTGGCCGGTCGACGGCGACCGGTTTGTCCTTGGGCCTAAGGTTGGACGACATTTGTCAAAGGGCGGCTGGTCGTTGAGTCCTGTGAGCAACATCAGTCAACACATGCGGGGTGTGATGTTGGGGCTCCATTCGGAATATTCCTATTTGGAGCCCCTTGTGACCATCCGCGATTATGTGCTTGACGTCACCCGCGAAGTCAAGGCTGGTCCTGTTGTCCCAGCCCACAAGTTCCGTGCCACGGTTGACCATACCTGCGATGAGCGCACTGAAGACCGTTTCTTCGAACGCTACGGCGTGTCGATGAGTGATGTGCGTTCATGGGCTGCTGGTACCGTCAACGGCTCGGCTCTACCTGTGTTCTGTGAGTTGGGCCCCCTCACGGGGGCGTTTGAGGTGGATCTTTGAGTGATTGGGTAGCCCACCCACAAAACGAAATCAACCAATCAAGTCCTTACCATGTCTTTCCGAGTCCAACAGAACTATTCCAAGGAGCTGGGTGCTGTTCTTGAGCAGGCAACCCAGGGCAAACAGATCACTCCTGAGGGGCGTGACTATGCGAAGTTGCGTTTCGACCCGTGTCATGACTACCAGTTGACGCCTGCCGGTTATCCGGATGCTGATGGTAGCCCGACGCTTGTTGAGAAGTACACTACGTCTGCCACTGTCTCTCACCCCTCGACTCAAACGTCGGGGAACTGGTCTTGCCTTGTGTTTAACAACCCTGTTGTTGACTCTACCTACACCGATGGCATTTCCATCAATGGGATGGGTGCCTTCCACACCAACGCCAGTGCGGATATCATTGCCCGTGACAGCAGCATACTTACAGGAAACATGCAACTCGAGGGTTTCACAATCCTGAAGATGGCTGATGGCACTGGGCATCGGTTCTTCCCTGGTGAGGGTTCAACTGCCTGGCCTCATGCCGCCTCTCACTTTGAGAGTCAGTCGCTTCGTGCTTGTCCCGCTGCTCTCCGCAACAAGCGTATGCGCCTAATCGCCCAAGGCTTTCAGGTGCACAACACTACTGCGGAAGTCTATCAGCAGGGCGCGTGCACGACTGGTATGGTTGCTCAGACCAACCAGATGGACATCAACCGTTATGTCGAGCTCAATGAGACGAATGACGGTGTCAAACACCATGCCCAACTTAATGTTTGGCGTGCTGTTTGTCCACCTGCGACTGTGGAAGAGGCTATGGAGTACCCCAATGTGGAAAAGTGGAAGGCAGCCGAGGGTTGCTATGCGCGAGTCGGGTTTAACGGCATCGATCAGCCCATGGAGAGGGCAGAAGCGCGTTGTCTGAGGTACGACTGTCACGACAGTAACCAGACTGGGCCTACCGTTCAGAACGGTACGTGCATGGTCTCGTCCTTCAACGACCGCGCATCTCTCACTCCTGTGCAGATTTGTGCTTTCCCGGTGCAGTCCGTGTTCGCTAACACTAACTGCACTTTCGCTTACTTCTCGGGTCTATCTTTTGAGACAACCCTGGAGGTGACGGGCCGCTCATTCATCGAGGTTGCCCCGCGGGCTGGCGATGCTTTGCTCCCGGTTGCGACTCCTGGTGCGCCGTATGACCCTAAGGTGCTCCAGTTGATCGCTGCCGTTGAGACGAAGATTCCCATCGCAGTCCCTGTGGCGTTCAACGATGCTGGGCGGTACGCGCGCATGGTGGCTCACGAGGTAGGTGGAGCCCTTGCGAAGTTTGCGCCAATCGTTGGTGCCATCGCTTCGCCGTTTGTCGGTCCCGAGGCCGGTGCTTTGGGGGCCGCCATTGGCGCGGCGGGTGGTGCTGTTGCGGCTGGCACGCGACGCAAGAAGAACACAGCACAGAAGATGGTAGTCAAGCGCTGAGGGTCAGCCGGGCTGCCGTCTTCAGTTCTCTCTG